AAGTTGCCCCCGGTAAAGGGCGCAGCACAGGTGCACCGACAGGAACAAACGCCAAGACCTACAGCCCTGATGACATCAAAAACTTCTTCAACGATGTTCGTCAAGGTAAGTACAAAGGGCGCGAAGCAGAGCGTGACCGCATTGAACGCGATATTTTCGCTGCACAGCGAGAAAATCGTATAACTGTTAACGCTTGATTAGAGGAGTTTTATCATGGGATTTCCCGTCGCCGCAGGACGCCCGAATTATTCGGGTAACTTCATTCCAGAAATTTGGTCTGGTAAATTAATCGAGAATTTCTACGATGCCACCGTGCTCGCAGCAATCTCTAACACTAACTATGAGGGCGAGATTCGCCGCATGGGTGATACGGTTAACATCCGTACCACTCCTGAAATCAGCATCAAGACTTACGTTAAGGGCCAAACCCTAAGCGTTGAGAATCCTGATAAGCCAAAAATCCAGTTGGTCATCGACAAGGGTGAGTACTTTGCCTGTATCGAAGACGACGTGGACAAGGTTCAGTCTGACGTAAACATGATGGACACTTGGTCTAAAGACGCTTCTGAGCGTATGAAGATTAAGATTGACCAACGTGTATTGACAGATATTCTTCCAGACATTTCTTCCTTGAACAAAGGTGCATCTGCTGGTCGTATCTCTGGCAACATTGACTTGGGTACAACTGGTACTCCAGTAGCTATCACCAAGACTAACGTGTTGGAATACATTGTTGACATCGGTACTGTTCTTGACGAAGCTAACGCTCCTGAGAGTGACCGCTTCATTATCATCCCTGCTAAGATGGCTGGCATGATTAAGAAGTCTGACCTTAAGGATGCTTCTTTGACTGGTGACAGCGTGTCTGTGCTCCGTAATGGTCGTCTCGGTATGATTGACCGATTCACCGTTTACATGAGCCACAACTTGTCTGTAACTTCTGGCAAGTTCAGTCTTATCGCTGGTCACAAGATGGGCTTTACTTTCGCCTCTCAAATGACCGAGATGGAGTCTCTACGCGCCGAGTCTACTTTTGGTAACGTCATCCGTGGCCTGCAAGTTTATGGCTACAAAGTGGTGAAACCTGAAGCATTGGCTCAAGGCATTATTACTCTGTAATTCATGGGGGGCTTTGGCCCCCTATCGTAACTTTTTAGGAGATTTAAAATGGCTACATATACTGACTCGTTGGGCTTTAACAAAGGCTCGGCTGCTTATCCTGCGGATTCTTTGAACAAGACTGTCCGCGTGGAGATTACCCTTGACTTCCCGAAAATCATTGCGGCACGTTCTGCTGCTGGTGCTACTGCACTGGCTGCTTCTGATGTGTTGGAAGTAATTCCTGTACCTGCTGGCACTATTGTGTCTAACGTAGGTATGGTGGTTACTACCGCCGCTGGCGTGACTAGCACCATTGCAATCGGTGACGGCTCTGCCGCCGCTGGTTACTTGGCTGCAACTTCAGCGAACGCAACTGGTACTTCCGGTGGTGTTCCTGTGTTGTCGGCTGGTGCGTTTGCTCCTACCTTGAGTGGTGGCAAAGTTTACGCTGCTGCTGACACTATTGACATCACGATTGGTACTGCTGTACCAGCCGCTGCTGTTGTACGTGTCTTTGCATTGTTGACAGACATCAACTAAACGTAGGTAAGGATGGGGGCTTCGGCCCCCTCCTTTTAAGGAGGTTATTATGGCCCGTGATGTTACTTCGATACATACAAATGTCGATGCTGTACTCCATACCGGAAAAATTCGGATGCTGGGTTTCTTATTTACCTCTAGTGGAGGAAATTTAGACCACATTAAAATTTACGATGGTCTTACTGCAACCGGCCCCGTCAAGTTAGAACTTGATACTACGAAACAAGGGGTTGTAGCCTTTAGTATCCCCGAAGGTGGAATGATATTTTCTACTGGTATCTATTGTGATATTGGTGGGGCTACCTCGGTAACCATTTTAGTTCGGGACTAATATGGCTAAAGTCATCAAAAAATCTGAGATGGCATGTAATTCCCCGAAAAGAACACCGGGTCATGCTACTAAGTCTCATGTAGTTAAAGCCTGTGCTGACGGCAAAGAGAAAGTTATTCGCTTTGGTCAGCAAGGTGTAAGTGGCGCTGGGTCTAGCCCAAGCACGCCAAGTGAGAAGGCAAGACAAAAAAGTTTTAAAGCCCGCCATGCGAAGAACATCGCTAAGGGAAAAATGTCAGCCGCTTATTGGGCAGATAAGGTAAAGTGGTGATATGGCTACGAAACCTAAAACCAAATCCAAAGTAAACGCCGCAGGTAACTATACGAAGCCTGAGTTGCGTAAACGGATTGTGTCGCAGGTTAAGGCCGCAGCAGTGCAAGGTACAGCCGCAGGTCAGTGGTCTGCACGCAAAGCACAGCTTGTTGCAAAGAAATACAAAGCTGCTGGTGGGGGGTACAAAGATTGAAAGCCCCGCAAAAGTCGCTTAAAGATTGGACTGCACAGAAGTGGCGCACCAAGAGTGGTAAGCCGTCGTCAAAGACAGGTGAGCGGTATTTACCTGAGTCGGCTATTAAAGCGTTGACCCCCGCAGAGTATGCTGCTACAACTAAAGCAAAACGCGAAGGCAAAGCAAAAGGGCAACAGTTTGTAAAACAGCCAGCTAAAATAGCGGCTAAGACCAGTAAGTATAGATAGGAGAATTAAATGGCACGTTACCTACGAAACAAACGCGATGGCTTTATTTACGATTACACTGAGATGTTGGCTGAAAACCCAATGGTTGAAGAAGTTACCGAAGAAGAAGCATTTCCTGAGAAATTTATTCCAAAGAAGCAAACTGGTCGTAAAACCGGTTTAAAGTTGGAGACTCCAACAGAAGAAATTCCAGTTGAACCTCCTATTGAAAACCATGAACTCAACGCAGATGCATCTAAGGGATTACCCGAATGATACTCAATGATGTAGTTACAGAGGCTCGCCGTCTTATACAAGACATTAGTGCACCGCAACGATATAGTGATGCGGTGTTGCTAGGCTTTGCTAATCAGGCGCTAAAGCGTATGGCAGTACTACGCCCCGACCTCTTTGCCTACATTGGGGAGATTCCTTGTACGGCTGGAACTGTTATTCAGTCCCCGCCGTCTGACTCTATTCGTATTATTGAGATTTTCCAAGTTAAAGACGGCGCAGGTGTCACTGAAGTTGACCGCACTGTTCTTGACCAGACCCTCCCTAACTGGATGAATGACACGGCTGCAACCACTGTTAACTGGATGCGGCACGTACGTAACCCAAACAAGTTTTTTATATACCCTAAAGCTCCTGCGTCGTTGATTCTTATTGGGGAATATGCGCAGACTCCTCCTAATTACACAGGGTCGCAAACTGTAGCTTTGCTACCCGATGCTTTCTTCCCTGTCGTAGTTGACGGGACTGTGTTCCTAGCTGAGTCAGTTGACAATGAGCATGTAAACTCTAACCGTGCACAGTTGTTCCAGCAGGCGTTTACCCAAGCATTGGGCGTAAGCGCACAGGCAAGAACCTTGACTGATACAGAAGAAGCGGGTTTACCTAACGAAGCGGTGGTCGCATCATGAGTACTCGCACATTTCTTTCTTTGGCTAACCGCCTTGCACCTAGCGTGCCGGGCTGTCCTCAGCCAATCTTAGAGCAATATATTCGTGATGCAGCAATCGAGTGTTGCGAAAAGACGCTTGCATGGCGCTATGAGCAGCCTTCAATCCGTCTAACACCGGGGGTGTATGAGTACCCCTATAACAACCCATTGCAGACAGAAGTCCATGCTTTTCTGACTGCCGCTGTTAATGGCGCACCTCTTACGCCTTTAACGCTTGAGAAACTGTATATGCACTACCCCAACTGGCCTGATTTAGACCCAGACCAGAGGGCTGACCCTAGGTATATTTGTCAACTAGACCCTGATAATTTTGTACTTGCTCCACTACCTGATGCTTCTGTAGCCTATGACCTTAAGATGATTGCTGTCTTAAAGCCGCTACGCACAGCTACCGGCATGGACAAGTCAATTATGGATGACCTAGAGAATACGATTATGCATGGTGCGTTGCAGCATTTATTGGTTATGCCGAACAAAAATTGGAGCGACCGTGAATTGGCAACGTATCATGCTAAGCAATATATTTCTAAAATAACCGAGCGCAGAGCAAGGGCTAATCTAGGTGCAGCACGTGCCTCGATGAGTGTCCAAATGCGCCCTTTTGCGTGAGGCTATTATGGCTGTCGATGTCATTCGTTTAGTAGAAGGTGATGAGAGACCAGTCATTGTTCTCACGTTGACCGACGATAATACAGGGTCGCCAATTGACTTATCTTTATCCACCACGGTGGTAACTGTTAAGTTTCGTGAGGCTGGTACAACTACGCTGTTGTCAACTATTAGCACTTCAAAATTAAGTGGCGGTACAACAGGGCAGGTACAGTTTGACTTTACAGGCGGTGTGCTTAATGTAGACCCCGGCATGTACGAAGGTGAAATTGTTATTAACTTTAACGGGCAAGTCCAGACTGTATATGACACCCTACGCTTTACGGTTAGAGAGAACTTCTAATGGCTAATATCCGTGCCTCCTATGTTGTTTCGCAAGTACTGTTGGCAACCACTACCTCAGTGGTTATCAATATTGCTGCGATTGGCGGAGCCACGGCTACAGCACATGCAACACCCGTAATCAAAGCGTCAGCGTTTGTTGTACCTACCACTGCACTGGAGAATGAAATTGTCCAGATGTCGGACTTCCGTGCGCTTGATATTGGGCAAATATCTATTGACGTAGCCACGGCTACGGATGACGTAGCTATCTCATTCGATACCTCGTTCACAGACTCTGTGACGATGACGGATGCAGTCAATCGTATGTTCTATGGGAACATTGACTTTGACCCTACCGACCCAGACGCTGACCCAGACCCTATTGTGATGGCGGATACGGACGCTAAGTCAGTTGACAAAGTGTTGGATGATGCAAGTGCAGTAACTGATACGGATGTAAAGTCGGTAGGTAAAGTTGCTTCGGATTCTGTAACCGCAGCAGAAGACATCAACACTAAAGATGTTGGCAAGTCATTGGCTGATGCTGCTACAGCAGCGGACAACATCAACACATTTGACACAGACAAAGTTGTTGCTGATAGTGCGACGGCTACAGACGCAGCGGCTAAAAACTTCACACGCCCAGATGTTGTTGATTCGGTAACTACAGCAGATGATTTTTCACGTCAGCCGGAGTTGGGCAAAACTGAAACAGTTACAGCCTCTGATGCGTTTGGCCCATTTGATATAGGGGTAAACCCTAGTGATGCCGTAACTGCATCTGATGCAGTAGATTCTTTTGCTGTCACGACTGTCTTGGCTGATTCCGTTGAGATAACGGACTTTATTGCTAAGACCCCGGGGTATGAGTTTGACTTTGACGTGACTGATGCTGATGCTGATGCTGACCCAGTAACCATGACCGAAGTCATGGCAAAAGACTTTACTCGCCCTGACATTACAGATAGTGCATCGGCTACGGATGCTATTGCTAATAATCCCGAGTTACCAAAAACCGATACTGTTACGGCTACGGATTCTGATGCGAAGTCTTTTGATACCGCACGTACTGAGTCTGTATCCGCAACAGATGAGGCTGCTATTAGCACAACAAAGGTTCTGACTGACGCTACTACCGGGGCTACAGACGCACTGGTGGTTGAAGTAGGTAGTGTTTTGGCTGATGCTGTTACTGGTACAGATGCAATCAATACTTTCTCTGTTAGTCAAGTTTTGGCGGATACAGCATCTGTTACTGATAGCCTAATTACTACCCTTATACTTGGGCAGTCTACACCGCTCTATGACTTCGCATTTATGTCGGATGACAAGTTTACGTACTTCGCAGTGCCGGGTACGATTAACAGTCATCTAATCCACCAACCTGTCGTTAACGGTGAATTTGTACTGACAACTGACCCCAATGCTGGTATCGTATATACCATCCGCACGGAGTCGTACAGTTACATGTTTGCTGGTTACGGCTTGAACGAAAACCAACTTAACTAAGGAGTAATCATGCTTCACGATACCATTAAAATGACTGGCGACCTGAAGATTGTTCTAACAGACGAAAACGGTCAAATTAAACATGAGCAAGAAATTAAAAACCTAGTCGTTACGACTGGTAAGAACTTCATTGCATCTCGCATGAAGGATGCTACAGCAACAGCTATGACCCACATGGCTATTGGTTCTGGTACTACGGCTGCTGCCGCAGGCGACACTACGCTTGGTACTGAACTTGGTCGTGTTGCATTGACTTCAACTACTGTTACTACCAACAACGTGGCATATGTTGCTACGTTCCCAGCCGGTACTGGTACTGGTGCAGTAACCGAAGCAGGTTTGTTTAATGCTTCTTCTGCTGGTACGTTGCTTTGCCGTACAGTGTTCTCAGTTATCAACAAAGGTGCAGCAGACACACTCGGCATTACTTGGACTGTGACTGTTAACTAAGGAGTCCGGGAATGGGTATCAAACTCACAAACAATGCTTTTGCTACGCTTGCAGCGGGTATCAACTCGTCTGCAACAAGCATTACGTTGACAACGGGGCAGGGTGCTCGCTTCCCAACTTTAGCGGGTGGGGACTACTTTTACGCCACACTGGTTGACACATCGAACAACCTTGAAATTGTCAAGTGTACGGCTCGCAGTACTGATGTACTGACAGTTGTTCGTGGACAAGAATCAACGACTGCTCGTGCGTACACCACTGGTGACCGCATTGAGATTCGTATTACTGCACAGACATTCTTAGATGCTTCTGGTGACCCAGCAAATGTAAGTGATAAAGCAAATACCTCTACTGGGTATTTTGATTTACCCAGTGGTACAACTGGACAACGCCCCGGTTCCCCCGGGACAGGGATGATACGGCACAATAGTACTACTGGATACCCTGAGTGGTACGACGGTACTGCTTGGCAAACAATTCAACCTGCAACTTATGCTATTCAGTATGTAGTTGTTGCAGGTGGCGGTGGCGGCGGTGGATGGGTTGGAAGTGGTGGCGGTGCTGGCGGCTATCGTTCATCTGTAACCGGGGAATCTTCTGGTGGTGGGGCATCTGCGGAAGCCTCAATAAATGCTCTTTCTGGGACTGCGTACACAGTAACTATTGGCGGCGGCGGTGCTGGTTCGTCAATTGCTTCGGGTGGTAGTGTAACAACTACTGGTGCTAATGGAAGCGATTCTGTTTTTGGAACAATTACATCTGTTGGCGGTGGACGCGGCGCGGCGTGGAACGCAGTTGGTGCAACAAGCGGTGGCTCTGGCGGTGGTTTTGATAATGGACAAACTGGCTCTCGTGCTGGAACTGCTGGACAAGGTTATCAGGGCGGTATTGGCTCTGCTTCTCCAAACTACGCTGGTAGTGGCGGCGGTGGCGCAGGACAAGCTGGGCAAGACGCTACAACGGTTGTAGGCGGGAATGGTGGCAATGGAGTCCAAACATCTATTAACGGAACAGCCACATACTTTGCTGGGGGTGGCGGTGGAGGAGTAAATACTCCTGTTTCTGGTTCTGCTCCCGGTTCTGGTGGTTTAGGCGGCGGCGGTGCTGGTCGACAATCGAATGGTGTTTCTGGTACTGCACCTTCTGGTTCAGCTAATACCGGTGGAGGCGGTGGCGGTGATGGTTTAAGTGGGCCAGCCTCCCAAACTACAGGTGGTAATGGCGGTTCTGGAATTGTCATTATTCGTTACACAGGTAGCCAACGCGGCACAGGTGGAACAGTCACATCGTCTGGCGGATACACCATCCACACCTTTACATCGTCTGGCACGTATACAGCATAAGGAGAATTTGAATGGCACATTTTGCAAAAGTACAAGATGGCATCGTTACGCAAGTAATCGTTGCTGAGCAAGAGTTTTTTGATACGTTCGTGGACTCTAGTCCCGGGCAATGGATTCAGACAAGCTACAACACACACGGTGGTGTTCATGCTAATGGCGGCACGCCTCTGCGTAAGAACTATGCAGGCATTGGGTATACCTACGACGCTGGTCGTGATGCGTTTATCCCACCGAAGCCATACAGTAAGTGGGTTCTGAATGAGACTACCTGCTTGTGGGATGCACCGACACAAATACCTAATGATGGCAAGCGTTACGCATGGGATGATGCCGCAGGTAACTGGGTAGAAGTACCTGACACTCAAGGACAGTAATCATGGGAATTAAAGTCACCAATAACGCTTTTGGCACATTGAACGCAGGTATCAATAGTTCGGTAACGACTATTGTGCTAACTGCGGGCGATGGTGCGCGTTTTCCTACATTAAGTGCTGGTGACTATTTCTATGCCACACTGATTGATACGTCAAACAATCTCGAGATTGTAAAAGTTACAGCCCGTTCGACTGACACTATGACTGTAGTACGTGGTCAGGATAACACAACGGCTCGTGCATACAGCACGAACGACAGGTTTGAGCTACGCCCAACGGCGGCTCTATTCACAGAGTTTGCTGACCGTGCTACCACTGGTAAAGCAATCGCAATGGCAATTGTCTTCGGAGGATAAAACATGGCAGCCCCTAATATCGTAAACGTAGTAACCATCACAGGTAAAACAGCGGTACAAGCTGTCGGCACTTCGGCAACAGCCATTGTCACCAACTCAGGTAGCAGCGGCAAAGTCTTTAAAGTCAATGCGCTATACGTGGCAAACATTGACGGTACTACTGCGGCGGACATCACAGTGGATTTGTTCCGCTCGTCGACTGCGTATCCCATTGCCTCAACTATTACAGTCCCTGCGGATGCCTCTTTAGATGTTGTTTCTAAAGCAATTTACTTAGAGGAAGGTGATTCACTCCGTTGTACAGCCAGTGCGTCTGGTGATTTGACAGCGGTGTGTTCTTATGAGGAGATTTCGTAATGGGTACGTCGCTTAGTGGAATTTGGACAATTCGCCAAGCTCGTGATGGACGGGGCGATGCTGATTACCCACGGTTGTATTCAGTCCAGTATCTAGTTATTGCTGCTGGCGCTGGCGGTGGCGACGGTACTGCTGGTGGCGGCGGTGGCGCAGGCGGGTATCGGTCTTCTGTAGCCGGAGAGTCTTCTGGCGGTGGCGGCAGTGCTGAAGCAGAATTGACACTAACACCCGGCGCTGCATACACAGTTACCGTTGGCGCTGGCGGAAGCGGAGCGGCAGGTTCTAGTGGTAGCAAAGGTGGTAACGGTAATAATTCTGTATTTCATACTATTACTTCAACTGGCGGCGGCGGGGGCGGTGCAGAAGGAAATTTCGCAGGTAATTCAGGCGGTAGCGGGGGTGGTGCTTCGTATAACGGGGCATCTGGTGGCTCCGGCACATCTAATCAGGGTTATGCTGGCGGAACAGGAACATCAGGTGGGAGTAGATGGACGGCAGGCGGTGGCGGTGGTGCTGGTGCAATTGGCGGAAATGCTGCGGCATACGTTGGTGGAAACGGCGGCAATGGCGTTTCGTCGTCAATTACAGGTTCTGCTGTTACTCGTGCAGGCGGTGGCGGCGGTGCAGTTCAATCATCAGGTGGCGGCGCAGTCACAGGTGGTACAGGCGGTAGCGGTGGCGGCGGTGCAGGTGCTACTGACAATTCAGGTGGCGATATTGTAAACGGCGGAGATGCTACAGCAAACACAGGTAGCGCAGGCGGCGGTGGCCCTAATGCTGTAGGTACTCGTGGTGGTAACGGTGGTTCCGGCGTTGTGATTGTTCGCTATTTTGGTTCGCAACGTGGTTCCGGCGGTACAGTTACATCATCCGGCGGCTATACCATCCACACATTCACATCATCTAGTACATACACAGCATGATAGACGGACGCAGACTCCCTCTTGTTATGTTTCCGAACGGCGCACTAATGCGCTGCGAAGCTGTACCTGAGGGCTGCGTTCTTGTAATTGAACCTGAAGAACCGCAAGAGATTGACTTTCCTGCGGTAATAGACCAAACACAAGCCGTTAAGGAGGCTAACCGTGGCAGCAACAACTCATGAACTAGAAGTACAACTAACCTCTCATGAGGCTGTTTGTGCTGAGCGTTACCAAACTTTTATCCAACGGGTTGACCGTTTGGAGTCTTTAATTTTTAAAACCGCCGGTGCTCTGATAGTCGGCATGGCGGGTATCCTTGTGGCTATTCTTTTTAAGGGGATTTGAAATGATGAACAAGAAACCTGCTGTAAAAAAAGCTGCTGGTAAGCCTATGGGTTACGCTAAAGGCGGTATGACTTTCAAACCTTGTGCTGGTTGTCCTAACGCTGCAAAGTGTAAGGCAATGGGCAAGTGCATGAAAAAAGCAAAATAACCACTGCGGGGTTTTAAATTGAGCTATGTCAGACGAACTGGGGTTGTCGGTTGGTGCCAAGGGTATCAGCGAAGGGATAAAAACTGGTAGGGAAGCTGGTCGAGAGATTGGCAAGAACATTGAAGAAGTCCAGAAAGAAGCAGTTGACGTAGCAAGACAACAAGCGAACGCTAAGATTCGTGAGCGCAGAGAAGCAGAGTTTAGGAAAGAGCGGGCAATATTCAAAGCCCTTGATGAGTATCGACACCGAAAGAAAATTTCGGAGGAAGAATACAAATTAAGGGTAGATTTTATAAAGCAGCATGGTACTAAAGAATGGCAAAAGGTTTTAGATATTAAGACCGAGATTGAACGATTGGAAAAAGAAGACAAGAAGTACTTTGATGCAGAGTTATCAAAAGTTAAATGGGTGCAGTTTTGGTGCTTTATGGCAGCAGGCTGGATTGCTTATTTTATAGTTTGGGGAGGTAAAAAGTAATGGATGCGCTACTAGGCATACTAAAAGGTGTTGCTCCTGCTTTAGCAACTGCTGTTGCTGGCCCTGCTGGGGGTGCTGCTGTAGGTTGGATTGCTTCTAAGCTAGGTATACCCGACGAAACAATAGAAGGCGTTACCGCCGCTTTGACTGGCAACCCTGAACTTACCCTCAAACTTAAAGAGCTTGACCTTGAGTACGCTAAATTAGAAGCAGCAGACCGTGATTCTGCTCGTACAGCGTATGCAACCGTAGCCACAAGCGAACATGCTACCAAACTGGATAAGTCGGTAGTGCCTATTCTTGCGCTTGGCACGGTTTCCCTTGCGTTTATATTTATCGCTATTTTGATGTTTCGTGATGTACCCGTAGACCAGCAACAAATGGTTATCTTTGCATTAGGGTTTATCACTAGCTCAGCAGGACAAGTCCTGTCATTTTATTTTGGTTCAAGTCAAGGTAGCAAAGACAAGAACAAAGAGATTCAGGAGATGATGAAAAAATGACGCAACTAACAAATAATTTTTCTTTAACCGAGATGGTTAAATCTGAAACAGCGTTGCGTCATAACATGGACAATACGCCCGGGGAGGCTGAAATTGAAAACCTTAAAAAACTATGTGAGCAAATTCTTCAGCCTGTTCGGGAACACTACGGCAAAGGAGTTAAAGTCAACTCCGGTTTCCGACACCCCGAAGTCAACGCCAAAGTCGGTGGCTCCAAAACCAGCGACCACTGCAAAGGCCAAGCGGCAGACATCGAAATCCCCGGTGTCCCCAACGCGGAACTCGCGGAGTACATCGCAAAAAACTTCTCGTTCACGCAAGTCATCCTAGAGTTTTACACTCAAGGTATTCCTGATTCTGGTTGGGTGCATGTATCGTATGACCCTGCAAATTTAAAGAAACAAACACTGACTGCTGTCAAACAAGACGGCAAGACTGTGTATCTACCCGGATTGGTTGCCTAATATGGCCGCAGTAAAAATTGTTAAATTTCTTGGGGAAGCCCCGAAGATTGCTTCGGAGTTGCTGCCTGACGCTGCGGCGCAAATTGCGTTTAACGTCAAGCTATATTCGGGAGATTTGATTCCTTATCGTTTGCCTTTTCTTGCTGGCAACGTAGACCGTGTGGGCACAATTAAGACGTTGTATGCTTTACGTGAGCCTAACACAGGCACTTTAAAGTGGTTGACTTGGGCAACTGACGTTGACATTATTACGGCTTCAGCGTCTGAAGATTTGGAACAACGCTTTTACTTCACGGGTGACGGTGTACCTAAAGTAAGCAACTATGAGTTGGCTACTGCTACGGGTGTACCCTACCCAAACAATTCCTATGACTTGGGTTTACCCTTACCCGAAACAGTACTTACTACATCATCTACATCGTTCACCCAAAAAACCTCTACTACTCGGGCACGGGATACAGGTAATTACGCTACTGTAGTTACATCTGCAAACCATGAGTTGCGTACAGGGATGATTATTACCATTAGTGGGTTTCCTGCGGCGACAAGCAGTATAGCTACATTTAATGCAACCAATGCTGAAGTGACTGTGGTAAATGGCACTACGTTTACGTACTTTAGTCCGGGTGAGCAGGTTAGCACTACATCTGATACCAACGGTAAAGTATCTCTTGCTGGTAACACAATCCCTCGGAACTATGTCTACACATGGTATACCCCGTGGGAAGAAGAATCTATTGCGTCTGAACCATCTGACAATTTGTATATCAAAGAAGGCCAGTTGGTTACAGTCAGTAATCTACCTACCGCCAAACCTACTGGCAGTAACTTTGTACGTGGTGTACGGTTGTACCGTACGCTTGCGTCGTCTGGCGGTACAGAATATTTTCGTCTAGGAACCTTGTGGTTCCCGACTACCACGGCTCGTGTAAGCCGTGCTGACAACGTGTCTCGTGTGACACTAACTAACCATCACAATCTTGCATTAGATGACCGCTTTAAACTAAGTGGTTGTACTGATTCGTCGTTTAATATTACAGGCGGTGTTGTCCTTGACATCATTGATGACTATACGTTTGAGTATGCGCAAACCGCAAGTGCCGTAGCAGATAAGGCTGAGACCGCTGGCACGGTATATCACGATGTTGCAGAATCTTTAGATAAACCTGCTCGCTATTGGGGTGATGGTAGTTACACATTTACCGATGACTTTGATTCACGGAATCTGTTTGACATACTGGAGACCAATGAATATGACCCCCCTCCTGAAAATCTTAAAGGTCTTATTGCAGCACAAAATAACATTCTGGTTGGTTTTGATGGTAATCAGTTATTCTTTTCCGAACCAAATGTTCCACATGCTTGGCCTGCCAAATATGCGCTGACGTTTGAGTCAGACATTGTGGGTGTTGCCTCTGTGGGTGGATACATTCTTGTTATGACAAAAGAGTATCCATACCAAGTATCCGGTAACAACCCTGCGACTATGGCGTACGCTCGTATTGATACCCTGTATCCTTGCATATCTAAACGCTCTATTGTGAACATGGGCTACGGCGTAGCGTATGTAACATATGGCGGTCTAGCTGTATATAACCCATCGGGTGGTATGGACTTGATTACAAAGTTTGTGCATGACTGGGATACATGGCCCGAAGCAGTTGATTTGACCAACGTAACAGGTCGTTTTTATAACGGCAAATACTTTGGCTCTGACGGTACAGCTTCATTTATCTTTGAACGCGATGACCGCATCGGTGGTTACTTTGTTCAAATCAACTATAAATTTACTGCTGCGTGGTACGACCCGCAGTCTAATGACTTTTATTATATTGCCGATAACCTTGGTAATTTATATGAGTGGGATAAGTCTACACAGCCTTTATCTTCTGCTGAGTGGAAGTCAAAAACCATTGTGACCAAAGACTTTCTAAACCTTGGGGCGGCTCGAATTATTGCAGACTACGCTGTACCTGACGCTGAGTCTGAAGCGATTGCTGCGTACAACGCTGGCGTACCTGCGTACAACCTTGGAATATGGAACGAATATAACCATACATCTGTCTCACTGTCTTATGCTCGTGCTTCAGGTGTAGCAACAATCGTAACGGCTACTGCGCACCAGCTAATTACAGGCTCTCGAATCCGTATTACTGGGTTTACCTCTGGTGTTGGGGCAACCTTCAATACTTCTGATGCAGTTGTTACTGTGGTTAACTCCACAACATTTACCTACACTAATGCTGGGGGAGATGTATCTGTTGTATCTGACGGGTCTGCAACTATCCAGAGTCTAAAAGGCTTGGGGGATATGAACGGCCCATACGACCGACTAGACAGTCTTGGTAATCGCATCACTAACTTTGGGACTTTGAACTCTGTGGTTGTAAATGGAGATAACTATACACGTTCGTTAAGAACCATTGAGTCCATACTACCAATTACGTTCCGCCTTTGGGTGGACAAGCAACTTGCCTTCCAAGCTACTGTATCCACGGATGAAGTATTCCGTCTCCCTACAGGATACCGTTCCGATACGTTTGAAGTAGGGGTGTCAGGTTCTGCACGAGTTCGGGCTATCCATTTTGGAGAGACCCCCTTTGGATTGAGGACAGCATAATGGCTAGATTTACTGCAATACCATCTGTACCCACTGGGAATGTTACCGAGTGGCAAGGACAAATTTTCCGAGCCTTAAAAGAAGACGTTGAGCTTCTTGCTGGTATTCGGGGCGAAGCTGACTTGGCTAGTAAAGCAGTGACTCGAAGTCAACTTCGGGTTAACCAGACTGCGCAACCTACATTTTCTCGTGTATCTGCGACCGGTAAAGGGTATACTATTAGCGGGCAAAACGTAGCAGATTTGGACGACTTTGGAAAGTTAATTAATGATGTTCAGCTTCTTGCAAACGACGTGGCAACACTACGAAATGTTGTCAATACGCTTATTGCCCAATTGAAAGGATAAATCATGGCTGCACCGAACCCAGTACTGTCAATTCTAAACATGCAACAGAAAGCCCCGGCTTCAATGCCGCAGGCAGCCCAGCCCAGCCCACAAGGGCCAGCGGCGGTAAACTTGACAGGTACTCCTGCTCCTGTTATGCAGCCCGCACCTGCAATGTCTGCTGACCTGCCAGCACCTACAACGTCTCTTGATTTACCTGCGTCGTTACAAGGTTTGCTTGGGTCTAGTAGCCCACAGGTTGCTATAGATGAACCCCTATTAGCGCAACAAAGTCAGCAATTTACGCAGACAGGTACAGTTGCTTCTAACCCTAACGCTCCTGCGTTAGATTTTCGTTTACAACCTACATATGCGGAGGGTGGTATGGTCGGTCAAAATGGTATGCCTATGCGCCCTGCTGGTATGCAAAGCGGGCAACAACAAGCAATGTCTCCACAGATGATGGAGATGCAAATCCAAGAATTTATGCGTAAGAACCCACAACAGGTTCAACAAATTACACAAGCCATCATGGCAGGATTCCAATCTGGGGAGATTACCCCTGAAGAATTAAACATGGCGGGCCAGTTGGCTATGACCGCCCTTCAGAATCCTGAAATGTATCAGTACGTACGTCAGTTTGCTATACAACAAGGTCTAGCAGGTGAACAAGACTTATCCCCCGAATATGACCAAGGTCTTGTATTTGTTCTACTTTTAGCCGTTCGTGCTGCACAGCAGCAAACCGGTAGTATGGGCGGGATGGGTACACAAACTGGCGCACCAGAGCAACCCGTTATGAGTATGGCTAACGGCGGCTACATATCAATGGGTGACAACGCACGTAATGGCGGTAAGGTTGTTGGCCCCGGTACTGGCACTAGCGATAGTATTCCAATTCGTGTATCAGCAGGTGAGTATGTTATTCCGGCTAAGATTGTTCAAGCTAAAGGTAAGGACTTCTTTGACTCCCTTCTTAAGAAATATCAAAACGCATGAGCACACTCCCAGCAGGGTACGACCCAATACCATTAGATGACTTCGAGCCTTTGCTCCTAGCCACTAAGGAGCATTTTGATTTGTATTGGCCCTCGACTAAGCCTTTGTTGGAGCGTTGTATCAAACGTGCTATGCATGGAGAGATGAGTGTAGATGATATTTATAACTCGGCGCTTGCTGGCAAGATGTATATATTTGTTGTGAAGTGTGATAAAACAATTACTAAGAGTGTGAAACTAGCACTTGCAATTGAGATTATCCCTTACCCAAAGTTAGCTGCTATGAATATTGTTGCACTTGGCGGTAGTGATTTAGATGCTTTACATGCAAAGTATTGGAAGATGCTTTGCGGTTGGGCATATATGAATAGTGTCCGAGTCATTGAGGGATGGGTGTCCCCAGCAATGGAACGGGTGATTTCTCAATATGGTTTTAAACCTGTGTATACACACATGCGACTCGAATTAACGGAGGCTATGAAATGAACGAAACTAAATTTATGCGTATGCCCAGTGCCAAACAAATGGCAATGATGGGGATTCCTGATTTACCTGAAGCTGCTTTTGGCGGCGATATACCCCCACTGCAACGTAAAGCATTGGTCAGAGCTATGGGTATTCGCCCACAAGGTGGCGGTGGCGGTGGTGGTAGAGGTTTAATGGCAGTCGTTGGTGTTGTTGCTGCTGTTGCAATCCCATTTGCTGCACCTGCGATTGTTGGTGCAATGGCTTCTAGTACAGCAATTGCTGCGTCTATGCCTTTTGTAACTGCGGCTTTGAGTACCACGGCTGGTGCTGTGATTGGCTCTGCGATTGTTGGTGCTGGTTTAGGTGCGGTAACTGCGGCAGTAACTGGCGGTAACGTCGGTCGTAGCGCCTTGATGGGTGCTATCGGTGGTGGTATCGGTGGTTACTCACAAGCTGGTAGTATTACTGCGCAAGGTCAAAACGTCGGTACTGGCGCTACAGCACTTACAGATGCCGGTACTGCGCAACTAGCTACTACCCCAACGGCTAATGCTGTTGTGACTAACGTCGGTTCCAACACTGGTTACTGGTCTCCTGAGCTTGGTGCGTTTGTTGACCCAATGACTGGTAATACTATTGCCGCTCAAAACATTGCTTATGGCGGTACAATTGACAGCGCGCTTTCAAGCCAGTTAAGTTCAGGTTCTCTTGGTTCACAAAACCTTGCTAATGCAATCAGTGCTAATGGAACTTTGGCTGTTAACACACCAGTAGCTGCTGGCGGTAATGCGGCTGCGTTTGGTGCTGGTGGCGGTACATACTATGACCCAACCACTGCGGTGGCTGGTTCTGCTCCAGCGTATTCTCAAGCAGGTTTGCAGTACACACCTGCAATGGAACAAGCTGCGGCTAATCAAGCTGTACAGTCTGGTCAGATGGTTAACGTACCTGCTAAAGGTGCGACTCCTGCGCAAACTTTACCTGCTGGGGCTGGCCCTGCTCCCGGTACTGGTATTGTGCCTTCTGCTGCTCCGACTACATTTAGCGAAGCTCTTAAACAGAAATTTACTGACCCACGTAATCAAGCTGACTTGTTCCTTCGTGCGGCTGGTCAAATTGCCGGTTCTGCGATTGCTGGTGACGGCTTGTCAGATGAAGAAAAAGCCTTGCTCAATCAACAAACTGCTGAACTTCGTCAGTTGCGTGAAACTAACCAAGAGTTGTTTAACCAACGTCTGCAAGAAGCACAAGGACTCATTGGCGAGTCTAAATACTTTGACCCAGCGTACTTCGGTATGCAGAGTGAACGTGCTGTTAGAACTGCTGGCGCTCGTGCAAAACGTGAAGCCCTTGGTAAGTTTGGCCCACAACGTGCAGGATTACGTAGCGCAGAAGGACGTCGCTTTGACTTAGGTATCTCGACTGGTAGTCAAACTGCTTACCTGCAAGGTGCTGATGCAGCGCAACAAAACAAAATCCGCACGCAAACTGCGGGTCTTAGCGCAATGCCTACAGGTGCTCCTACAGGTGCGTTGCAATATGGTTCTTATGTTGGTGGTTTATATGATGCGGCTGACCGTCGTCGTCGCCAAAATGCTGGTGACATCGGTGACCTATTCGGTTCATTCACTGGTAGTCGCATGGCTACTAGCGTGTAAAGGAGAGCACCATGTCTCTAAATATGGGGCAATTATTAGGCGGTGCTGGTATCGTTGCGGGTCGTCAGCGGCAAGCTGAAAACGCAGAGATTGAGCAACGTGGTAACTTAATGCGAATCCAAGAGGCTAACCGCCTCATGGAAATTCGTGCTCGTATGGGCGAAGGCACAAATGAAATAGCTAACGCTCCACTGCCACAGTTTGTGCAGACTCCGGGTACAACGATTGGTAACCCCAACGCACCTACTGCACCTGCTCCGGCTCCTGCACCTGCGCCTGCTCCGGCTCCGGCTGCTGCACCTGCGTCTGCTACATCTACGCCTGTTGCACCTCCTGCAAATGTACCTACAACTGCACTTCCGGCTGCACCTGCTGCGGGGTTGCGTACTCCTGCACAACTAGCTTCTATACCAACTGACCAGTTAACTACGGCTGAGTTTCAGGCGTTGCCACAACAAGAACGTCTTAAGCGATTGCAGATAGAAAATGACCGCCGCAAACTTAGTCGTATTGACACGGCTGTTGCTGCGCCACCTGCGGCTGCTTTTGATGTAGTAACACTCCCTTACACTGGGGCAGCTACGCTTTTACAAAAAGGTCTTAATGCAGTTGACTTTGCTAGATTTGGTCGTGCCGCAGGTTTTTATGACCCCGATGTAACTAGCGTAACAATTCCGGGTGCAGGTTCAATTACACCTTTTACTGACCGTCTACGTAAGTCAGATGCAGAAAACCAACCTATAACAGAAGCACAATTACTCGAGCGTTTAAAAGCAGGCGAAGCTACTAAAGCAAAAGCAGTAGAAACTGAGCGTGTTAAAAATGCAGAGGTTGCCCAGAAGCAAGGTTTGGAAGACTGGCAACTGGATGCTAAGGGTAAACCCGTACGTGGTCTAGTAAATAACAATCCCGGCAATATCCGTCCTAGCACTCAGTACACATGGCAAGGTCAGGTTGGGATTGATAAAGGTGCGAAAGAAGCCGCAGGCTTTGTGCAATTTGCTTCGCCTGAAGCAGGTATCCGTGCCATGACGTTAAACCTGTTGTCTTATGACCAGCAGGGTATTAACACAGTACAAGGAATTATTAATCGCTGGGCACCTCCGTCTGAAAATAAGACAGGTGCATATATAAATCAAGTCGCAAAAGAATTAGGTGTTAAACCCACTGACACAATAAATCTTAAAGATGCAGCAGTTATGCGTCAGTTGGTTACTTCTATCATTCAATTTGAAAACGGAAAGAACCCATATAATGCTCAAATCATTGACACAGGCATTGCGCTCGGCTTTAACAAAGAGTCGCCAATTGTTACAGCAAGTACTGGAAAAGCTCCACCAGTACCTACTCAAGCTCAAACAGTTACTCAAGCGGTAAACACAGGTACACCTAAAGATGTGGCAACTGCTGCGTCTACTGCTGTACCAGTACAACCTGCTAAAGATGGTGTGATGTACGGCCCTGCTCAGATTGACGCAAGTGCTCGCAATCCACAAATCCAACAGTTGCTGACTACTCGTGCTATGTTGCAAAAGCAAGTGGCTCTTTATAACCAGTATGGTATGGGCGATAAAGCCATAGAAGCTGCAACTAAAATTCAAGCTATTGACCTTGGTATGTATAAAAACCAAGCAGATATTGGTATCTACGAAGGAGCCACCACTGGTAACTTCAGCCGTGCTATGTCTGTGTTGTCTACTTTTACTGGTGCACCGCACCAAGTTCTAAGCCGTAATGATGGCAGGTTTGATTTATACATTAACGGCAAGGTAGCAAAAACTGGTCTTGAAGGGCCACAAGTTGAGCAGCTTATTCGTACGCAAGTAGATTCAGAGTATCGCCAACAGTTTGCTGCGCTTCAAATTAAACGGGCTGAGAAACGCTTTGAGACTGACGAAGAAATTCGTAAGAAAGCTAGTGAAGAAACTCTACGTTCTGCTCGTGAGATTCAGCTTGAAATCCTCAAAGGTAATACCAAACTGGCTGAGGAAAAAATTAAATTGGCTGGCTTTAAACTTATTGGCTCTGGTGCTGGCGATGGTAAAGCCTATTACTCCAACGGTCTAGGCGATGTATTTATGATTGATGGGCAAAATAAAACAGCCACTATCAATGGTGCTACAGTTGACCTTGGAGTAGTTGCACAACAAGTTTCCGGAGTAGATAGGAGTATTTGGAGCACCGTGAATCCTCCCCAACAAGTAGTCAGGTAAGGTGAATTATGGCGACTAAAGCCACACAGTCATTTGAAAACCCACTGTACACTAGCTCTGGCGGGTCACTCGCCAGTGACATGAGTGGCTATACTTTTTTAAATCCTGCGGTTAGTACAGGGTCGGACGCTCTCCAGCAAGGGTTGGCTGACATTGCCGCAATGGGTGCAAGGGCGCAACAAATAACGCAGTTTGAACTGCCGCAGATTAAACGCCCACCCGCTATTCAGTACAGTCCATCACAGAAAAAACTTGCTGTACAGGGCGTTACCTTCGATGAAGATGACTCCGAGATGACCCTGCGTGCGGAGGCTTTACTAGACCAGCCTCCCGTTGGAACACTAAAGGGTGGCGACTGGGTAACACTTACACCGCAAGCATACGGGCAGATTACCAGTGGTATCCGTAACCCTAGTCTTGGTCGTCTTATGTCCAAGAACTTTGGTATTGGCGTTGACCAGTTGCAGTTACTTGCTGGTCGTGGGCTTCAGCTTGCTGGCGCAGAACAAACAGGTCAGGCTATCGTTGACCAGCAGATGGATGACATACGTAAGAACCTTCCGTTCCGTCGTGAGTTTTCTGAGATTGATTCTTCTAGGGGTGCTATTGAGTGGCTGGCTGCAACTGTTGCCCAGCAAGGGCCGAACATCCTTGAGTCTATTGGTGTTGCTGCCGCAGGTTTCTTTGCAGGTGGCGCAGCAGGTGGCCCTTTGGGTGCGGCAGGTGGTGCATTGGCTGGCTTGGCAGGTAAGACTGCCTTTAAGCAATCTGTACTTGCGGCTCTAAAGAAACAAGCAACAGGCGAAGCATTAGATGCAGCCGAAACTAAACTGCTTAAAGAAGCGGCTGGTATTGCAGGTGCAACAATTCTTAGTGTAGGTCAGAACTACGCCACTGGTGCGGCTGATATTTATGGTGAGTTCCGAGAGCAAGGAGCGGGTGCTGATAATACTAACGCTCGTCTTGCCGCTTTGTCAGGCGCAGTTCCTTATGCTGTTCTCGAATCTCTCCCTGAGTTCTTACTAGCTTCCCGTCTATTTGGGCGTGGTGGTATATCTGCCAGAGGTGGTTCAACTAACCTACAAGATATTCAGGGTAAAACCTTTCTTGGGACACAAGCCCTTCGTGGTGGGGAACTACTTAAGCGTGGAGCAAAAGGTGCGGCAGTCGGTGGTACGGCTGAAGGCTTAACTGAACTAGGACAGGAGAGTCTGCTTATTGGTATGACAGGTCAGGACTTTACTGATGCTGATGTACAGAACCGACTCCTCGAATCCTTTGCCGCTGGCTTTGGTGTTGGCGGTACGATTGGTGCTGGTGCTAACCTACGACGCGGCCCTATCGGCAAACAACCTGCCAACTTGTTGAACCCCGGTCAGACTACTGACCCACCCTCTAGCGACTCTCGTGAAGTAACTCCCGTAGGCGGCCCAACCCCCTCAGGTGGTATGGGCGCACGCCCTGACTTCGTAGCTGGTGCTGCTGGTGTTCGTGCATCTACGCCGGGCGACCGCATCTACACTGGCCCAGTTGAGCCTAATCAGTTTGGTGGTGCGCAAGGCGTGCTTGACCTCGGTGGTATCCCTGTGGCTGAAGCCAAGGCTCGCAGCATGCAAGGCAATGTGCAACCACAACGGGTATGGGATGTAACCACTCAATCGTGGCGTGAAGTTAGCCCACAAAGTGCAGATGAACAAGTAGCCGCTAATTTCCAACAGAAACGTCAGGAACGTATTCAATTAGGGCAATACATCAATGCCCTAAAACAACAACTTGCTAATCCTAATCTGCCCCCACAAGAGCGGGCTAATTTAGAACGGCAATTAGCGCAAGCCACTGAAGCGATTCGTACTACGACTGATGTTATAGATACCACTCAGTTTGCTAGAGAGCAAGCTGGGCAACCGCCTATTCGGCAAGAATTACCAACAGTAGACCCTAATCAGTTGGCGTTGCAGTTTGCGCCTCCTGCCCCTAGTGGCGTAGGCTTTACTGACCAAGCTGCACCTATCGTAAACCCTGCTATGCAGCAGGCAATGAACTTGGCACAAAGCCGTGAAGCTCAGGTACAGGCGCAAGCCGCAGCCGCCGCACAGCGTGAGGCTGACCTTAATAAATTGCAGGCACGTGGGCAAGCCCAACGCCAATTGGATATTGCTCAGCAAGCTATGGACGCTGCCCGGGCACAACAGCAACAGACACAGCAACAACTTCCCACAAAACCGTTGCCTATACGGCAGCCTCAGCAGTTGGAATTGTTTAGCCGTAAAGAAGCCCCACGCCCATCCCGTGCTGAAGGTCTACGTCGTGGTGTAGGTACACAACTTCCTGAGCCAACCACTCCCGTGTTGCCTGTCCAAGACTTGCGCCGTAGTCCTCAAGTGCCTTTGTTTACCCAGCAAGGCGCTCCATCTATGGCCGCTCTCAGAAGTGCAGGGACACAGCAACAAGTTGTACCAACAGTGCAGCAAGGCGCTACCCAGATTGCTCCGACAGGTGCACCTGTTACTGCGGTTACTTCTGAGGCAGCTAAAGGTGCGGCACTTAAGAAAGAAAAGACTGGCACGATTACCTTTGAAGATGGCTCTATATACACAGGGCAATTGAAAAAGGGCGAGCCTAATGGTCAAGGTACTCTGATTTATTCGGACACATCCACATACACGGGGCAGTTCAAGAACGGCAAACCACAAGGTAAAGGTCGTTTTGAAGATGCAGATGGTACTGTATTTGATGGTCAGTTTGAAGATGGGGATTTTATACAACCGGAGGTAACAGAAGATGCCACTCAAAAAGGGAAGCAGCAACAAGGTCGTCAGTCAAAACGTAAGCAAGATAATGCGGGAGTACAAGGCGGGGGGCAAACTGGGCAACAGCCCACGACCCAAGAGCAAGGCGGCGGCACTGAAACAGGCGGTGGCGGCAAGTCTCTCAAACGCGGGAAGAAGCAAGAAGTAACTCCTGACGAGACACCCCCACCCCCACCTCCTAAGGGGGGTAAGGCTCTAAAGAAAGCCCCAGCAAAAAAGACTGAGGCTAAGGCTGAAGCCGCACCCAAAGCAGCCAAGTTGCAGAAAGGCCCGAGTGGTTTGGCTGCAATGGTTGGTCAGCTTATGGGTACTACGGCTCAGCCTACTGTGGTTGAGAGCCAGCCTAAACGTGGGCCGAATGAAGCCAGTGCTGAAACAGTCGCAGCCAATGAAGAACTCGACATGGCTATCGAGACTGCTGAAACAACTAAGAACGCAGCAGCTTATGCTGAGGCTTTGTATGACATTGTGTCTGCTTATGTAACCTCAGCAGACCGTACGTATCTACGTAAGACATCCACAAAGTTCTTGACAGATGAAGGCGGTGTACCGAAGGGCGACTATGTAGCCGCTCTGCGTGAGATTGCGTTGGATGAAGAATCCATCTCTCCGAAGTCACGCCTGTATGGTCTGTTGGCTGATGCTGGCTTGTTAAACGATGTGAACGTACTGAAGAACGTACGTGTCCCCGGCGCAAAAACTACACAAGAAGCAGTGGTAGGAGAAACCATTGGGGCAAACTCTGAGATTACTCCTGAAGAAAGCCTTGCTAACTTCATTGATTCCAATCCACAATGGCCTAACCGCAAGCAGTTGGTTGACAAACTCAAACAACTATACGGCAGGATTGACGATGATAATTTTCTTGTCGGTAAACGTGGTCGTATTAAAGACTTCTTTGACACTAATGGGAATCCCTTAGTAACTCAACCTGCTGGTACGTCTTACTTTATTCCTAATACTGTGGCTGAGGAGAAGACTACCAAGTCTGATTTCGTAGCTAAGCACGAGTCTGCCCGTAAAGAATTGCGGGACTTGGAAGATACTGAAGACCAGACCACATTGGATGACCTCCAGTTTGACCCATTCTATGACCGCAAGCCAAACAGTGATGATGACTGGCGTGCTTTCCGTTCTAATGGTAAACCCTTAACGCCAATGAAAGTTGGCCCACTGCGTTTGTTTGCGGCTCGGGTTATCTCTAAGTATGCTCGTAAGCCACGGGTATCTGTGTTTGCGAATATCCAAGACATGAAGCGTAGCAACCCTGTCCTGTTTGAAGCAGCAGCAAAGGCTCGTAAAGATGGTGACATCGAGGCGGTCAATGCCGCAGGTATGGCTTGGGGTGACAACGTGGTTCTGTTTGCAGACCTCATCCACTCTGAAGAACACGCCCGCTTTATCATTGCCCATGAAACTCTTGGGCACGTAGGTTTCCGTGGATTGTTTAGTAATCAAGCACTTAACAAGATTCTCCAGTTCGTTGCTGATGCTGACCCTCATCTCACAAATGAGGCGATTGTCTACGCAAACGGCAAAGGAATCCCATTCCTCGAAGCAGTCGAGGAGGTGTTGGCAGACCGTGCTGCTGCCATTGACAATAACACAATCCTTCGGTTTTGGAACTGGTTAAAAGACCAACTGAATAAACTTGGCTTGTCGTTCAACGATGATGCAGCCCGCTACCTTATCAGCCTATCACGCAAGTACGTGCGTCAGGGCGTTGGGCGTAGTGAAGTCAACACCTCTGGTCTCTATAAAGAAATCAACGAGGCACTGGCTACTGAGCAGTCCGACATTGAAGTATTACGCTTTGCCCAGTCTGCCGCCCAAGGTTCTGCTAACTTTGCACAGAACTTTGTAAACCGCAACTTTGCCGTTTATGGAAACCTTGAGCGTTCCATCCGTGACATTGTGGATGCTTCACAGAAATCTGCCGAAATGCGCAAGCAAGGCAAAGGTGTCCTTGCCAACGTACGTAACGTGGTTCAAAAGGTTCTTGATGGTATTCAAACCCAAGACAACATGGCTCGTAAGTCTAAGGGCTATTTCAAAATCTTTAGGTTGCTGCAAGACCAAGCGGCTCGTCAAACTGAACTTAAGACCCAGTATGCTGAGATAACCAATATTGCCCATGAAGCTAAGTTCCTTGGGTTTGGTGAGGGTTTAACGTCTGAGCAAAGTGTCCGTGCTGGTGAGTTGATGGCATACGCTACGCTGTTTAAGATGAACCAATTGTCGGATAACGCTATTGCCAAGATGGACAATATCGTGTTCTATGACCCGAACAATCTTGAGCCTATACCTAAGGTAAACGTAGACGGATTTAACCAGTTAAAACAGGTTGGTCGTATGACCCCTGAGGAATTCCGTAGCGGCTTTAAAGTTCAGCAGGGTACTGAAGAACGCCCAATGACTGAGGAATATAAAGCGGAACTGGCTGCGCAACGGGACAAAGAGTTTGCCATTATGGAAGCAGGTAGGAATCGGGAACTTGCCCGCCTGCAAAAGAAACTGGCTGCGGCTACTAATGAGGAAGCCAAGCTAGAGTTTGAGCTACGCATCAAGCGTCTTGAAAGTAGATACGCCAGTAATGTAGAAAGTACCAAGCGGTACTACACCAAGCAGATGAACGATAAGACCTATGAGGCTCCTCGTTTAACGAATTCTCTTGACTGGTTTAAAGATGTTGATGGTACTTTAGTCGAGAATGACGATGGTACTGTGACCTACACAGGTACAAGTATTGAGTATCAGGTGTACTTGCAATTCCACGAGGCTATCTCTAAGTCGGCTGCGGATGTATTGATTGGTAAGTACCTTGGTGCTATCCACGAGCAAGCCCGTGCCATTACCTCTGGTGTTGGGGCATCGTTTAATCAGTCACTAACTGCACAGGAAACTAAGTTCATTGAGGACATAGTTGAGCAGTACGACCGCATGCGGCTGAAGGATTCAGGCTACAAGAACAACCGTTTTGAGATGAGCGAGTCTGCCCAAGAGGATGCTAACGAGTGGCTACGTATGAAGTTTGCCCGTGCGTTCTACTTTGACCTTGCCTTAGGTGACCTAACCAAAATGGTCGAAGGCTATACCCCCGCAGAGGTTGATACGATTGTCCGTGGTATGCGCAAGAAACTCCGTACCAAGGTAGACCCTGACACAGATGACCTTCGGGATAGTTCTATTTGGGCATTAGAGCACCGCATTGAAGAACGGGCAATGTTTGCCGCCTCTATTAATGATGACCAGTTCTATGCCAAACGAACCATTGCTGGTTCGTACGTTCCCCTCATCCGTGAAGGCGATTGGCAAATTCGTATTCAAGCCTATAAGACTGTCAATGGACAAGAAGTTCCTATTAAGTTACGCCAAGGGCAACAAGACTCTTTGTTCTACGGCAAGACCGCTAATCAAAAGGATGCCCAAGAAGTTCAAGACGAACTGGACAACTTGTTTGCAGGTGAGCACGATATGCGTGACGCCGATGGCAATATGCAGACAGTTAAGTTGCGAGCCATTGCATCGGTTGCAGAGCAGACTCCTGCCCTTGTGGACATCCTTCACTATGACGAGGTAATGTATTCGCTAAGCCGTTTGGGTATTAACATTACTCCCGAGCAACGGACAACCTTGGTTCAGAAACTTACGGCACAGAACACTCGTGCCCGTGCAAACTTAAAGCGTTCGGGTGTACCGGGCTGGGACAAAGATGTTGTCAAGAGTGCGTCAGCCTACCTAGAACAGCAGGCATATACCGCAGCCAACAAAGAGTTCCGCCATCAGTACGACGAAGTACTAGACAACCCATACAACTGGCAGGGCGACCCAACTCGCTTGGAAGAACTCCGTGTTAAATGGGAAAGCAGCACTGGTGAAGCCAAAGAAATTGCCGCTCGTGACTACTTCCAAGAGAAGTTCTATTACGACAATGCCGTTGAAGTTATTGATGGTAAGCGTGTAGAGCGTGGCAACTGGTACAAAGAACGTGCTAAGTCTTTGCTCGACTGGAAAGAATCCACGGGTGACATTGTTCATGCTGACGACATTTGGACAAACAACGAATGGTCTGTTGCGGCTCGTACTTGGGCGGCTATTGCTCAACTTGGTGGCTCTATTGCTACTGGTGTAACACAGATGCTTTCGTTGCCAACCAACTCATGGGCGTATCTCTCAGCTTTCAATCCTAAGAATGGCTTTGGTTTGGGACTAGGTGCAGGTCGTGCCGCTACGCTTTTGTTTGAGTATGGTCGTAAAGCAGGTAGCTTCCGCTACTCCAACCTAGACTATATCAAAGGGCAGATTAAAGAACTGCAAGACAGTGGTGAAGATAGGAACAAGGATGGGTTGACGTTTGCCGAACTGAACTTTCTCCAAACCATGACTGAGGAACAACGCCTTGATGCGGCACAGTTTAATGCTCTGACTGGTACTAGCCGTGGTCGTAAGATTACTGGCAATCCAACCGCACAAAAAGTTATTCAGGTATGGATGCTTCCATTCAGTTACTCCGAACAATTTAACCGCCGCACCACACTCCTAGCAGCATATCGTGGTGAGTATGACCGCCAACGTGCTGCTGGCTTAGCCCACAATGAAGCTGACCTTGCCGCCCGTGCTGCGGCATCTCGTGCCGTTGATGCTACCCAAGGTGATTACGCCCAGTACAACCGCCCTGCTTTCTTCCGTGGTGGTTTGCAGTCTTTCATCTACATGTATAAGCAGTACCCAATCCTGATGGTTCAGTTATTGAAGAACATGAACTATGAAGGTCGCATCATCATGCTCGGGTCGTTGCTCTTGCTATCCGGAGTACGAGGCATACCGGGTTCTGACGACATCTTGGACATTGTTGACGGCATCGCACAACGCCTTGGTTTGAAGGTCGGCTCGGTTGAAAAAGAGTTTGCACGTCTGACCCGTAGCGTATTCGGTGAGGAGTTGGCGGCTGAGATTAACCCAATCATCATGCGTGGTTTGCTTGACCATTTCACTGGTCTGTCGTTCTCTAACCGCTTAGGTCTTGGCGACATAATCCCCGGAACTGGTCTACTTAAACCATCGGCTACCAAGCAAGAAATTCTGCGTGAGGTGGTAAATATTGCAGGTGCACCAACGTCTTTCTTGGCGGGTGCATTTGAATACACGTTCAACACATTACCTGCCGTAGCCACAGGTCGTAAAGGCATAACTTCTTTAGCGACTGACTCTCCCTTTACGGCTATCAAGAACTTGGGTACTGCGTTTAAGTTCTACGATACTGGTGCGATTGTTGACACCAAGGGATATGTTGTGGCGCAAAACGCTACTGCTTGGGAAATACTTGGTAAGGCTCTTGGCTGGTATCCATCCCGTGCTCAGGCACAAATGGACTGGTTGATGGCTGACTCACAAGAACAAGCATATATGTCTATGATTAAGACTGAAGCTACTCGCCAAGCAGTTGCCGCTCGATTGTCAGGCGATGCTGATGCCGAGAAGGATGTTAAGGAATACATTAAGTCATGGAACGAGAGCACCAAAGGCACACGTTTAGAGATTCGTAACTTCGAGAAAGGCTTGAGTCAAGCCTATCGTGAAGCACAGAAACCACTTGCGATACGTGCCCTCAAGTCCTCCGCCAAAGGTGGTAGAGCAGAAGCAAAAGAAATGCTCCGCCTTTATGGGGTAGACGAGGAAACCCTTTCGGGCATCCCCGACTAAACGACTTTCAGTTGCCCATGAGTTAGGTCATTTACCGAATGGTCAGCGTCATCCAAGATTCCCAGTAAGCGTGGGTGATTGAGGTTGATGCCGACCACATAGCATTGTGGAATCTTAATACCAACATCTTTACCGAAGTACGCTTTCTGTGATTTCGGTGTAGCAATAATCCCTTCTGACTCAAACTCTTGGATAAACGCCTTGTAGTCATAGCCCCGAGTGCTAAGCCATTTCCGTAGCTTGGTTCTTTCGACAAGCACTGTTCCGCTCTCGAACTTACCATCATAAGTTTTACGGAATAAGTCATAGCGCACAAGGATGTCTGCAATATATGGGCGGTTGTTGTCCCGCATTGGCTTCTGTCCGGGGGTGTGCATGACAGTCAAAGTTGCATCCATGTTCTCGTTAATGAACTCGCCCAGTGCATCAAACGCATCCATACGATTGGTTGCCGCAGATACCTTCATGGACTTCAGTTCACCCAGTGCCCACTCAGTTGCGTCTTGATAGTCATACTGGATAAGCCCATACTCTTTAGCCAACTGGTTGCCTAAGTCTGAAAGCACAACACCGACTTCCCAAAAACGTTCGTCTCCAGTAAAGCTAATTCCATACTTCTTAGGGAACTCATTGATGGCATGGTCAAGCATTGCCTTTAGTCCATCTATACCCAACGGCATCAAGTGTTTAACAAACTCTTGCCCTACTGTGCCGTAGTTATTCATTAGGAAAGCGTGAATCTGCCGACCCACTTGGCTACCCTTAGTAAACAATGGGTGCGGTGCAACATTAAACTCAAGCAGTCGAGCGAGCTTGGCGTCCGTAGCATGACCACCTGCGTACAACATACTGTGCAGTGATTCGTTAGTCGATACAGTCATAGTGGTCGCCCACTCTTTGGTTGCTCGTTCTTCTGCACTGCGGTTAAGTCGTGCCTTATCCCTACCTTGGGATGTCCAGTAGATAAGGTCGCCTGCTTCTTCACGGTCAAGCATTGTCAGTTCGTCTACTGTCATGGGTAGGTTGCCATGCAATGAAAGGCGTGAGAACAAACTGTTCTGTGTGAACTTCCCACCGAAATGGAGTTGGTCAGGATTGCCCCATATGGATTGCATCATGTACTGACCTAGTGTCTTACCCCCGCCAGTCTTACCATACAAAGAAAGAATCAAACCTTTTAAGCCACTGACCTTGAGCAGTGGTGTTGCAAATGAAAAACCGATTAGGAACTTGTGGAGTTTTAAATCAGCAGAGTCAAGGATGCGGGTAAAGTTAACCCACTCCTGCAAGTCGCCTTTCGTGCCGTACATATCCTCAGATATTTTTCCGACCCCTTGGGCTAGGTTGACTTGCTCAGTAGTGACTGTGCCGTTGGAGTCCCGGCGTAGAAGCGAACTACCAATGACAAACTCGTTGTAGTTTGATTTCCAACCCATTGATGAATACAAGTTTGTTAGTCCTCGGCGTTGCTTCAACTCCTCCATGTATGAACGTAAAAGCATTTGGAAGTTTTCCGTTTGTGACTTGTTAAAAAGAAGGATGCCTTGGTCTGCAATTGTGGTAGAGAAGTCACGACTACCCTGCGCCAAGTTAGCCTGACGCATTACCAACTCAGTCCATCCAACGTGTGGACGATTCCACATAAAGCGAACAACCTCGTAGCCAAGTCCTTCGTCTTTGCCATACCCCACTGGGTATAAGTCGAACTTGCATACGTCAATATCTGTTTCCTCAATGACCATCTTCATACCATCAGTAGTACGTTTAAATGGCTTGGGTACTGGTACAACTGCGGCAAGAGGGTCAACCATAGCCGCCATTGATTTGACTTCAGCTAGTTGTGTACCTAGTCTTGCGGGGCTACCAATCTTGTCCTTAAACTTACAACCCTTACAACCATCAGGTCGCTCAAGCATAAACTTCTCGCACAGTGTTGGGCCTGTTGCGCCGTTCTTCCAGTTCTCAATCTTGGTGGTTACTTCACCTTCATCAAAGTGTTTGTAGTCTTTACTCCATTTAATTGCAGTAGCTATCGGCTCTTGGCAGTAGGCAGCGACACCCATCATCTTCCACCAAAAGGGTTCGAGTACATCGTTCTGATTCTCGACACCCCATTTAATCTGTTGGCATCCTGCGACCACTCGCTCTGCGTTTGCAGGTTGGTATTCATGCTTGACTGCCATAGCATCCAACAACGTATTGTTACGTGTCGGTTGTGCGGGTAGCTCATAAGATGAGCCATGAGTAAAAGGTTCGAGTACCGCCCACAACTGGTTGTAGGTTACATCAGGTGCATCACGCAACAACACCGCAGTCTTATTGCCTTTGGGGTTTATGCATCCAATCGGTCTAAGAATACGTGCACTATCCCCTGTCACACCAATATCAGGTGTGAACCCTTTCTCTAAGCAAGCCGCTTTCAATGCGTTAGCCAATGGCTTCCACTGCGCAGGCGCTACCGCCGTATCAAGAATCCAGTAAACATGTAGTCCATTACCTGACGACACAATCATCGGCATAGGTAGCCCAACATCTTTGACGAAAGCAATCAAAGCCTTGGCCCCTTCGCTTGCATCAATGAACGGCTTTGGCTTTCCGTTCTTACCAATACCGCAGTCAACGTCTATCGCAAGTACCTTTGTACGCTCAACGAACTCCTGCTTCCTACGCTTCTCTGTGAATGTAGAGATGGCGTAGTACGTGTTTTGCCCCCTGCTATTTAGGGCGAGTGCAACTTGTGCGAGTTTTTCTACCGAATCAAAGTAACCATGTCTTGGTGCAGGGTTGTCCTGCTCAAAACTAGCTATGCAATACAATCCTTCAGTTGGTAGTACTCGCTGAAAAAAACTCAGCGTGTCCATAATATCCCCGTTAGTGGGGGGTAGTTAGCCCCCCTGTCCCTCAGTTAAAACGCTTCATAAGTTCGTCAAGGCGTTCTTTCCTCTGCTTCTGTTCCATAGCGATGACGGCAGGCGTAGGCCATTTGTCATCCACCATGATAGAAAGCAATTGTTTGAGGACAGTCCTGACAGTACCATCGTTAGCTTTGCGGATAACTTTCCCCCGCACCCAACCATAATACGTCATACGACTGACACCGAATAGGGAAGCCATGTCACTGGTTGTCAGCATCATGTGCTTCCGCAATGCCTCGACCTTTGTAAAGTCAATAGGCATATTAGGCGTCATCTGCGGCTACCTCCCCGACAAGTGCGGCAATCTCATCAGCCAATGATGCGGCAGATGGGGCAGTAGCAACAGGCTGAGCCTTAGCCTGTGGGGTAGCAACTGCCTTTTTAGGAGCACCAAAACCACGCTTCGCAGGAGCAGGTTGTTCTGCCACGGGGATAGGAGCAGGTTCAGGTTGAGCCACTACGGGAGCGGGCTTCGGTGCAACTTGTTGTGGTGCGGCAATCTTTGGTACTGCCGGGGCAGCAGACGTACGCAACTCACCTGTAATCTGACGAACTTCTTCTGTGCCAAACAGTCTATCAACTTCTTGTTGGGTCACTTCATCCAAGAAACCGCCAAAGTCAAACTTCAGTTTGGGGAATGATGCATCGGTATCAAAGGACACACGGGTGCGGACAATCTCAGCAGGGATACCACGGAGCGACAACTCCTTTTGGTATTTGCTTAAGCCTTGCAAAGCGGCAGGAGTAACGGACAACAAGTATACAGGCCCAGTTGGGTCATCAGCCGATACAACTGCCAAACGCTTTTGGTCAGAGCAGGCTTTGATTTGTTTACCTTGTGGAGTTACTTTGCTACCCCATGCGTTTTGTGGGCAAGAAGCACACAGGTCATTCTGTGGTTCAACACTTGATGCATCAGGTGATACACCATCCATAGAGAAGCAGTCAGGAGAAGCAGGCTCGCTCTCAGGTGTCCACGCCTTGGCATACCAAGTCTTAGACAGGCGTGGATTAGCACCGACTACAACAATGTCCAATGACGTAGAGTCAAGCACAGTCTCAGTACCGCCCTCAACAATACGGAAACGGCTACCTTTAATAGAGATACGTGCAGTAGCTTCGCCACTACCAATACCGCCTGCCAATGACTGGGCTAGGATAGAAGGAACACCAACACGTTGAGCGAGGTGGGAAGGAACTTGCACGTTGGCAAGAGTAATTGCATTGCTCATAGATATTCTCCTTTAGTGAGCGGGTTAAATACGATTGGTCGCACGTTTAGCTTTAGCAAAACCACTGGTTAAGCTATTGTTTTGTATTGCCACTGCTCGTGCTTTCTCAGCGGCAAACATCTCTAGTTGGTTCTCGTTACTGATATTCAGCTTGCGCTTTACTTTATCTGCCGTAACATGTTCTGTTATGGCTTGGTGTGCCCCATCGTAAGCGGCTTGCATAATCCATCTACGTAGCCATTCCATGTTAGTCCTCCACTCGGTTAGCGGGTTTACGAATGTTCACTTCTAACTTTGTGCCGTAGTTAACTCCGGGGGGTACGGCTTTATTTGCCTCAATATATCCACGTACGGCAATCTTACTGATGCGTTTCTCAAGCATGTCAAACGCTTCTTGTGTGCGGATAAAATCAAGTACTGCATCCCAGTCGCCTACGTTGGCATAGTCTGTGGTGGTTAAGAACGCAGTGCCATGCTTGGTCTTGAACGATGTCACACCCTGTATGTCAGCTTGTTCTTTAATCCATGCCTCTAACTTTTCCATCTTGGCTTTGATGGTAGACACTCTGTCCTTCACCTCAGCCTCCATAGCTTCCTTCTGCGACCTCAACTTCATGTAGGTCGCCACTACATCATCTACTTGTACAGTCATAGTTGTCACCTATTAGTCTGTTGTTGAATTAAATCAAGAAGCAGTCCTTGCAATTTCTGTTTGTTCTTCAATCGCTCGTACATTTTGTACTCAAGGTCTGTCGCCTCGATGTGAATAACGTTCGATACATGCTTCTTGCCGATACGCTCAATGCGCCCGTTTGCCTGAACATATTGTTCGTTGCTAGTTATCGGGCCATACCAGACAATGGTGGATGCACTTGTTAGCGTTAAGCCGTGCGCCATTGTTGCGGGGTGAGCAATTAACACACGTGGATTTTTCTCATGCTGAAAGTCATGGAAAATTTGGTTGCGCTTTGATGCAGATACCTCACCATTCACAACCGCTACTGTCCAATGCTTGCTAAGTTCTTTCTCCAACATATGCAAAGTACCCGTCAGTGGTACGAATACAATTACTTTCTCTCCTGCTTCTTCAATTACCTCCTTTACTAAGTTAACACGTGGGGTACAGTCCAACTCAATGTTCTGTCCATCATCACCATAGGCTACACCGCAGGCTATCTGAACTAACTTCTGAATTTTGACTGCTTCATTAACTGCCGTGATAGTTCCATCGGTAGTCATCTCGGTTACGAAATGCCGTAGCATTTGCGAATAATGTTTCTTTTGTTCGGGTGTCAACTCCACCTGTCTTGTCTGTACAACTGTATCAGGCAAGTCAAAGCACTCATCACGGGTATACCTTACCGCAGGTTGTAGGATGTGCTTCACTATATCTACTGACTCAGGGCGAGGTACAAACTTCCATTGCCCAATCTTCATCATCACCTGTTCACGGAAAGCCGTATATGTTTTTGTACAGTATGGACTGTTAACTAATTTAGCCAGTGCCCATGCATCTGTTGGGTCGTTGGGTGTAGGTGTCCCAGTCATCAACCACAAACGTGTTGCTGAATTAGCTTCCAACCATTTACGAAATATCTTAAACCTTTGTGTCGATGGGTTACGTAGCACCGCCGCCTCATCAATGATTACCAAGTCAAACATACCCAATGCTTGTTCAGAGATGATGTTAAAGCCATCATGGTTAATGATGTAGAAGTCAACCTCTTTCCTAAGAAGTTGTTTGCGTTTGTCTGCCGTACCATGAAGCACAGTAAATTTACGATGAGGGAATCCTGTAAAGATTGCATCGCCCCATACCCGTTCCAATGTGGATAGTGGGGACATGATGAGCACCTTCTTGACCTGCTTAGTCTTAATCAAATAGTCCGCCGCCCATAGTGCAGATTGGGTTTTACCAGTGCCGATTTCATTCAACACTAACCCGCGTTGATTAAGCGTCAAGAACGCAGCAGTATCTTTCTGATGGTTATACGGAGTGTACTGGCCGGGCCAGTTGTAATAATGTAGGATGGGTGAGGGCGCATCAATACCCAAGTTGCGTAGCACACGTACTTCATCAAGGCTATGTGGAGTAAGGACAAGCGGGATACCCCGAACCATCACAGTCTTTGCAGTCGGGATACTATCAAGTACCCGATTGGGATTGTTTAATTTAAGTGCAAGGGTCTTAGCCCTTTCAACTACTAGCATGTTGTCACCTGTCAAGTTTCTCTTGTATAACTACACTCAGTTGGTCAATGGTTTCTTGGTCAAAAACAACCATCCACCAACCACCTGCCTTCTGTATCTTTGCACCGCACTGCATCTGCAAGGCAGTAGGCTTCTTTGTCCTATCTGCTTTTACCTCAATGCCAAGGAACTGCCCCCTGACTATGGCTATGATGTCGGGTATTCCTGCCATCCCAAAGCCGTTGTTTGCAGGAAAGAAATACCAAATACCTTTTGCCTTTAACACCTCTACAACCTTACGTTTTATCTTACCTTCGGGTGTCAATGCACTCATCTTACGCCCCTTTACACACTTGTCAAGTTTTATTTTATTAGGTTAAACCCTAGCACTGTCACAGTCATGACGAGCAGGGCAAAACCTGCACAATCCTGATGGTCTAGCAGGCCAGTTGTCGTGCTCAAAACTTGTATGAATACGTTGTATACGCTTCATAATGTCTGCCCATAGCGTGTTGGTTTCCCCCCTGTGGTAGGTCTCTGTGTCCATCTCCATTGTCTTGAGCCATACCAAAGAAGTGCGTACTGATTGCACGTCAGGGAAGTGCTTAAACACTTGCGCAGCGAACAGTTGCATTTGGAATTGGTCAGCATTTCGCTTGCCTGTTTTCCAATCCATCACATTCGCAATGTCTTTATTGATTACAAGGATGTCAAGTTTAGAACGTAGCCATGCGTCAGCATCCCACCAACCTGTTGGTGTAAGGTTGTCGTTAAGGACTAGCTCTTTCTCGATGTGTAGTTCACCCCCCTTTGAGATACGCTCGACCGATGCACACAGGGGTTCATAGTGAGCAATCTCTTGGGGCAATAGGGAAGCAGACTTAAGCCTATGCTCAAGGTATTCATGGATGCGTTCGCCATACTTACTAGCCTCACCACCTGCATCAACAACATCTTTAACAATGCGTTGCCGAAAGTAGCGATACGGGCAGTTCTCGTATAGCTTAATTGCCGAATAGGAATGGCTTAAGTGCATAAATTGTAGCCCCTCGGGGTGTCCTTGGGGTTCTCTGTTTGTTGGAAAGTACAGTGTACCTCACTCATGCATACGGCGCAAGATGTCGTACTTTAATATTTCCAACTGGGCAATTACCTCAGTTACGTTGTCTATCTTGGTGGAGTAGCGCATGTATTTGTCATCTGCCTTAAGCATGATAAGAACATCAGTCGCACCCCCCTCCTCGACACGTGCCATCGCTGATTCCAACATGGCAACAACTTCCTGCTTGCGGGTATTTCCTACTATTTCAGTCAAGTTTGTGATGCTCATTATGTATCTCCATAGTTAGTTGCGTAGCCTGCTTCGCAAGCCACAGGTAAATCGGTACACCAGCTAGGTGCAGTGGACATAATCCTGACAAGATGTTGCTCTGCCTCTGACGCCCTGTCCTCCGGGGCCGTGATGATAATCTCATCATGTACTTGGAAAGCCACGTGGTAGTGTTGCCCAATGGCAGTCATCTGTTCTGATACAACAATCCTAGCCATCGCTTGAATGAGGTTCTCTGTGACCTTACCCCCATAGATTTTTGTCCATGAGATTTCGTCTACCTGTCCAGTCATGACTCGTTCTTTGATTGCCTTACGATATGTTCGTGCATCACTGATGTATTCATAGTTCGTTCCGTTGGCACGGAGTGCGGGATAGCGGATGTACAAGCTGTTGGGTAGCCTAATGCCTTGCTCGTCATACTCCAACATCTTTGCAATAGAGCCTGTCTGTCTTGCTACGATGCCACCCAGTGCGCTTCCACACTTCTGCCATAGAGAAACAATCTTGTGATTCTTCTGTCTATATAGACGCACAATCCTGTCAGCTTGGTCTAGGCTAATCTTCACACTAATATCACCTTGCCCAATCTCTAGGGTACGTCTGAACTTCTCAGCCCCCATGCCATAGCCAAGTCCCAAGATACAAGTCTTACCAACAAATCGTTCTACCTTGTCAGCCTTGGTGATGGCTCGCCCATAAACTTCTGATGCGAACTCACTATATACATCACGACCTTGTGCGAACGCACTAACTAAATCGTGTTGCTCTGCTACCCACGCTACCATGCGGGCCTCAATCTGTGATGAATCACATGCCACAAGAACTTGTCC